GAACAGAGGTTTAATGAACTGTATCCTGCTAATAAACAATTAGTAGGTAAGATTATGAACGAACACTCTTTGTTTTATGATGGAGAAGATCAAACTAAAATGACTTCCCATAACCATTTACCCAACAATGTATTAGACTGGTTTATGTCTGCCTATCATCATTACTTAGAATGGAACCATATTAGAAATTACAAAACTCATTTAAATAGTATTTGGGTAAATGAAATGAAAGCTGGAGAATATAATCCCGTGCACGTACATCAAGGTAATTTATATACAGGACTATCTTCTGTAATGATTTTAAAACTACCTAATACTTATGGACAAGAGTATTCAGCTGAACAAGCACCTCAAAACGGAAAACTTCAGATATTAGGATCTGCATCAGGTCAATTTGCAAAAGTAGACTACCAGCCTCCTATGGCTTTGAGAGATTTTTATATCTTTCCTTATGATATGAGGCATTGTGTGTATCCTTTTAATGGGACTAAGGAGACACGTAGAACCCTTGCAGCTAATTGCGATGTATTATATAACCCCATAGAGAATAGAGGAGCAGAATGATAATAGAACCATTATATCAATTATTTCCAAAAAAATTAAAAAAAGTACAATTTAAAGATATGAAAACATTATTTCCAACTATGGATAAATTTAAACAAGAAGTTAATCCAGATATGGAAACAAATAATCTTTTATGTCCTATTGTTCTTGATAAAGATAATACGACTATTAGAAGCGGTACGCATAGATATGAGTTTTTTAAAGACAAATACACTGAAACATTATGCTATGTCGGAGATAATGGGGAGGAGACTAAATTTTTTCAATTATTAAATGTATTTTGTTGGAAAAATCATCCTGTTCAAAACCCCAATATGTTAGTAGATTTAATTACTATAGGAGCTAAATAATGATTATAACAGAACCACGTTGGAAGTCTTTAATTGTAGAAACAACTACACCCTTATTTACACCCGAACAATGTAAATTAATTATTGAAGCAGGTAAAAAACAACCTAGACAAGATGGTCAGGTAGGAGGAGGAAAAGGAGGAACGGTAGATACTCAAACGAGACTATCTCACATTTCTTGGATTCCTTTTGATGTATTACCTGAAATGTATAAAAAACTAGAACAGGTTATGAATCAAACTAATGGAAATCATTTTGGTTTTGAAGGAATGAAAATTACCGAATTAGCACAATTTACCGAATACTCAGGAGGAGGGTTCTATGATTGGCATATAGATTCGGATGTGAATTGTGCCAATGAGCCACCTGTGAGAAAAATATCTATGACTTGTTTATTATCTAATGAAGATGAATTTGAAGGTGGAGGACTTGAATTAATGTCAGAAGGTAAGTTTGCTAAAATTAAACAAGGACATGCCATTTTCTTTGCTTCTTATATACGACATAGAGTAGTGCCTGTAACTAAAGGCGTTAGAAACTCTCTAGTAATGTGGTTTGGAGGAACACCTTTTAAATAATGAATAAAGAATTATTTTTTGCTACACCTATTTACGTATCCGATGTAGGGACTCCAGAATTAAATCAACAGTTAGAACAAGATATTATTGCTTGGTCTAAAAAAGATAAAGGATTAGCTAAGACCAATATGAAGGGATGGCATTCTACTACAGATATGCACAAAAAACCTGAATATCTTAAATTAGTAGATTTATTATTTCAAGCACAATTTCATATTTATAAAGAAGAGTTATTAGATAATGAACCTTTTTTAGGGAATATGTGGGCTAACATTAATCCACCAGGAGGATCTAATAGACCTCACATGCATCCTAATTCTTTGTGGTCAGGTGTATATTATGTTAAAACCCCTAAAGACTGCGGTCACCTTAAATGTGAAGATCCTAAATCGGTAGCAGCGATGACCCATCCTAGAAGAAAACCAGGAGAGCTTCCTTCGTATTTATGGAGAGAAGTACATTTTGAACCAAAGGCAGGAAGATTAATCATGTTTCCTTCTTGGCTTACTCATTGTGTAGATCCTAATAACTCTAATGACACTAGAATTTCTGTGTCGTTTAACTTTTTACAGGCAGGTATGAACCCATGAGTTTTCAACAATCAAAATATCAAGTAATTAAAAATGCGATTCCTTATGAACTAGCTAATTTTTGTTTTAACTATTTTTTATTAAAAAGAGATGCAGTTGATTTTATGTATAATAGAAACATTGTAGCAGAGTCTCCTTTATTAGGGACAAGAAAAGATCCACAAGTTCCTGGTGTCTATTCTCATTATGGTGATTTTGTTATGGAAACATTATTAGTAAAAGTATTACCTATTATGATGGAACAAACAAAACTAGATTTAGTTCCTACTTATTCGTATGCTAGAATTTATGAAAAAGGTTCTATTTTAAAAAGACACAAGGACAGACCTTCCTGTGAGATATCCACTACTCTTAATTTAGGAGGAGATCCTTGGCCTATATTTTTAGACACCACAGGATCGGATAATGTTATTGATGAATATAAAAATATTATGAAACCTAATGCACCTGCAGGGATACAAGTTAATTTAGAACCAGGAGATATGTTAGTGTATTCTGGATGCGAGTTAGAGCATTGGAGAGACGAGTTTCAAGGGAACATCTGTGGTCAAGTATTTTTGCATTATAACCATAGAAATGGACAGTTTGCAGAACAGAATAAGTTTGACAAACGAGCTATGTTAGGACTTCCATCTGGCATAAATATGTAATATAGTATGGCGATTATGCCATTACAGAAGATACAATTTAAACCTGGATTCAACAAGCAACAGACAGAAACCGGTGCCGAAGGGCAATGGGTCGATGGGGATAATGTTCGTTTTAGATATGGACAACCTGAAAAAATAGGTGGTTGGGAAGAATTAGTTGCTTCTACTATAGCAGGACCCGTCAGAGATCAACACACTTGGACGGATTTAAATGGTGTACGATACGCAGCACTAGGAACCTCTAAAGTATTAGTTATTTATTACGAAGGAGCTTTTTATGATATTACTCCTTTAGAGACTCCTATTACAGGATTTACTCTTACTTCTACAACGGGATCGGCAACCGTTACTTTTAATAAAGTAGCTCATGGAGTTGCAGTGGGTTCTTATATTTTATTTTCATCTGTCACTTTACCTACCGGTGGAGAGACTGGTTTTTCTGCTGGTCAATTCGAAAACAGTACCTATGAAGTTATTTCCGCAGACGATGACACCTTTACGGTTACCATGTCTACTACGGAATCAGGAACAGGAATGACTGCTCAAGGTTCTGCAACGGTTACTCCTTATGTAACCATTGGTCCTGTATTTGAAACTCCCGCTTATGGATTTGGAACCGGTGCTTATGGAAAAGAAGCATGGGGAACTGCACGATCTTCTTCTACCGTGGTCTTAGATCCTGGCTCCTGGTCGCTCGATAACTATGGACAGCTACTAGTTGCCACTATTAGAAATGGAAAAACATTTACTTGGACTCCTTTAGCAGGAGAGCCTGTAGCATTAGAAACCAGAGCAAGCGTTGTAACAGATGCTCCTACTAGATCCTTAATGAGTCTGGTGTCCGATAGAGATAGACATTTATTTTTAATGGGAACTGAAACAACCATTGGAGATACGAGTACACAAAATAGAATGTTTGTACGTTTTTCTAATCAAGAAGATATAAACACTTGGGCCCCTACCGCAACCAATACAGCAGGTACTTTCTTGCTTGACCAAGGAAATGAAATTGTAACCGCCGTACAAGGAAAAGATTATGTATTAGTGTTAACCGATCAAGCAGCGTATGTTATACAATTTGTAGGACCTCCTTTTACATTTTCACTTAGACAAGTAGGTTCTAACTGTGGGTGTTTAGGACAGCATACCGCCGTCTATGCACAAGGTGCTGTCTATTGGATGGGATTTGGTGGCGGCTTCTTTATGTATGATGGTACGGTGAAACAATTACCATCTCTAGTAGAAGATTTTGTGTTTACTACTCAAGGAGATGGATTAGGAATTAATTATGATGCCAACCAGATTTCTTATGCTTACCACAATTCTTTATATAATGAAGTGGGTTGGTTCTATGCAGCGAGCGGCTCGCAACAAATTAACAGAAACGTGGTATATAATTTTATGGAAGAAAGTTGGACGACTGGTTCTTTATCTAGAACGACGTATGCAGATGCCCTTACTTATAATTTACCCTACGCTACTGAATTTACTACGGATGGAACTCCCAGTTTCCCAGCTATTCAAGGAGTAACGAATATATATGGTTCTTCTCAATACTGGGCGCATGAAATCGGGACTAATGAAGTAAACGCTACCGGTGCAACTACGGCCATTCCTTCTTATATTTTATCAGGAGATTATGATATTTCTGAACAAGGGATTGCAGGAGATGGAGAAAACATTATGAGAGTATCTAGATTTATACCAGACTTTAAAAATTTATCCGGTAATGCAAAAGTCACTATGTTCTTTACTAACTACCCAGCAACCGATTCACAATCATCTTCTTCCGGTTCTTTAATTACAGGGCCCTTTACGGTGAGCACTACTACTAATTTTGTAAGTACTAGAGTTCGAGGAAGACAGGTTAGTTTAAAAATTGAAAATGAAAACTTAAATGAAACCTGGAGATATGGAACTTTGAGGTTAGATATTCATGCAGGAGGAAGAAGATAATGGCAAAGATTACTGCAGTTATTCCAGAACCAAGAGAAGAGTATGATGTGTCTAATCAACGACAATTAAATGAAGGATTGAATACATTAAAGAATGAGTTAAACTTTGGATATCAAGAAGATTTAAAACAAGAGATCGAACGATTTGCTTGGTTCAATTTGAGGTTTGGTTGCTAATGAGTTCATGTAATAATGTAAATACAACAGGATCTACAACTCCATCATCTGCAGAAATAGATTTTTATCTTGCAGTCGCTAAAGGTGACTTTACTGGCTACACAAAAGTAAATAAGTTTGGATATAATGATTCAATTGGATCAGGTTCTTTTGAAGTAATTTGGGAAACAGGAGGACAATATCCTTATCAGTCTACTGCAGTTACTGTTGATGTTGTAAGTGATAATGTTAATGATGATGTAGCAGGAACCGGTGCTAGAACTTTGAAGATACAAGGGTTGGATGGTTCTTACAATTTAACTGAAGATACAGTTGATATGGATGGGACAACTACAGTTACAACTACGCAAACTTTTTTAAGAGTATTTAGAATGTCTGTTGAGACTGCTGGAACATCTGGAAACAATGAAGGTAATATTACTGTAACCTATACAGGTGGATCTGATGTTGCTGCAACCATAACA